GTAAGATAGCGGCAGCCGAAAGCGATCAGCAGCGGGAGCATGGCGCCGATCAGGCTCACCAGGACCGGCTGAACGGTATTATCGACGATCTGCGAGAAGCCGCTCGCAGCTGCAGGTACGGTCGCAGCTGCTGCAGCAAGACAGGTCCCGACCATGACGACCAGGGAAAGAACCAACAGTGAACCGAGAATCCCAATTTTTTTCATAAAGCCTCTCCTTGAATGTTTTGTGCTGCTCAGGCCACCTTGATTTTTCCCAAGCGCCAGGCGGTGCGCTGTGTACGCCAGCCCGGATCCTCGAAGTGGTCCGGGTCATGGATGGAATGGAAGTAGTAGCCGGGGACCAGTCCCGCGGACTTCGCCTCATCCGCCAACTGTTTCCAGAGGGCGTTAGGCGCGGTCCACCAGAGGTTCCCGTTGCGCCCTACCGGGCAGAGATCGACAGCGAGCCCGAAGTTGTGGGCGGATGATCCGCCCTTAGCGTTGGTGACCTTGCCACCGGGAGCTGTCCGGCCCTTGGCATAGAGCGCGTTTTGCTCGGCTATAGTGCGACGGCACTGCACGGCCACTAGGTTAATACCCTTCTGTTTCATGCGGGTGATGAAAGCCTCCGCCTTGTTGCGGAAGGCCGGGATCAGGCTGTCGAGTTTCACGGTGCTTTCTCCTTCTCAAAATCTCTCTCGGACGGGTGACCGTCCTTTACCGCGTCGAGGTCTGCGCACGGCAGACCGCAGGGGCAGCAGTCGCTTCAAATCCTGAAACCGGTCAAAAGACAGACGTTGCGTTTCATAGAGGCTCCCCTTTCCCGGTGCCGGTCGGCGGCAGCGGTTATTGCTGCGACTTCCCGTTGATATGGATGGTCAGTTTCTGCTCCACCAGGGAGAGCCGGCGGTCCAGGTTGGTGATGTAGACCGCGAAGGTGATGGTAACCGGGACCAGCAGGACAATAGCTCCGCCGGTTACAGCCATCCACCAGCCCCCGAAGCGTTTGATCCATTTCAGGTCCTGGTGCATCTCAACGAGGAAGTGGTGGTCGCAGCACTGGTCTTTATCGGCCATAGAATCCCCGCTGTTGTTTATTCGCTGCCGAAGGGAGCGGTGTAGATGGCATTGAAGCCGATTTTTACAATGGTGAAGGTGATGTCGCCGACCTGGACGACGCTGTCGGTTTCAAAGCCCTGCAGCAGCTCAATCAGCCCCCCCCAGTAGGGATCGGCCTTAAGAGCGACGGAGATGTCGAGCTTCAGGTCGTCGCCCTCGGTACCGGCCTTGTCCGACTCGATGAACCCCTCGATGCTGATCTCCAGGGTATGGTTCTCCATGCCGAGTTCCGGGGCCGGGTCGCCGTCGAGCGAGCTGGTGTTTTTCCCGGTGTAGAACACGCAGCTTGGCAGGTCGTCCGGATGTTCGGTGTACTCAAGGTGCTTGTCCACCAGCCGGCCCGCGTCTGTCCGGAAGGTGTAGACTTTACCGTTGAAGAGGGTAATCTGCTGCCCCAGGCGGATCTTACCGAGTTGAGTCTTTACGTAGGCGTCGATCAGGTCGGAGATGGTCATTTTTTACCCAGGTGGACCACGGTGAAGCCGGAGGGTTGTTCCTCCGGCTTCAGGTCCCGCTTGTATTCGACACCGCGGATCAGGAAGACGTGCTCATTGGTGAGCCCCGCCAGGATCGACGTTTTTACCGTCACCGCCGGGTGCAGCACGCCGACGTTCGACTCGTAGGGGGAGATCGACTCGTAGTTCTTCCGGAACTTCCCCCAGGGGGAAAGCACCGTGGTCCCCGCGAGGGTAATGGCGATCTGTTCCCCGGTCGCCTCCAGGATGGTGTCGAGTTCGTCTTCGGTGAACTGCATCCGGCATCCCCTTAGATGGTCTGTTTCTGGCCCAGCGCAACGACCCCGAAGGTGAAGGTCGGAGAAGCGGAGCCCCCGATGGTGCTGTAGAACTTGAGAAACCTGCGGCAGCCCCGCGTATCGACCACGATGGAGTCGACGGAGTTGGCGCCGGCGGTGACCTTCTGAGGGAAGGCTGTTGCCGGGGTAATGTCGGCGTAGGTACCGCCGCTGGTATCGCAGTCCTGAACCTTGAGATCCAGGGTCGGCAGAGTCCCGCTGACCGCGCCCAGTGCCATGGTGAACTTGATCTTCCCCTGGTAACCCTGGGTGTCGAGGTAGGTGCCGATGTTTGCACCCGTGGTGGTGATTGCGGCAGGGTCAATCACACGGGAGGCTGCTACCTCATTGCCAAAATCGATTATTTTCATCCGAAATTCTCCTTGAACTGAAAAATGGTTGCTTTCACGGTGTTACTGCGGGGGGAGCAGCTCCGCACTGCGCTTGTGCAGCGCTTCCAGGATTTCCACGTCATCTCCCACCAAGGGGAGGAACGCGTTGACGGCGTCGATGGTTTCTGCGCTGGCGATTTTGCCCAGCAACTCCGCTTTGGCGGTATCTGCGGCCTCGAGGCCCTCGATCTCCACCAGGCGTTTTTCGTAGGCCGCCACGATCTCCGGATCTTCGGAGAGGAGTTCTTCCAGTTCCTGGACCGACTTCGCCGCGGCGATCTTCGCGATCAGCTCCGCGCGGGACTGCGCCGCCACGGCCGCCATGTCTTCCAGCGTGAGGGCGGTTACCTGCGGGGTGAAATAAACTGCCTTCGAGTACATGACCAAGGTTGAGGCGTCGGCTGCGTCGACCTCGGTCACCTCCTCGCCGGCGAGGACGGATACTCCCCTGATGAGGGTGTCCGCGATGATGATGACCAGCTTTCGCTGGTCATCGCTGCCGTTAGCAAAGGACCTCATGGCTTACTGGTTCCCGGAGTCGGTGGAAACGCAGAAGGAACCGGGGTGCCGTACCCCGATGTCGGTCCACAGGGTCAAGGTGACCTCGATGAGCCCGTTCTTTTTCTGGCTGTACGGGTCGACCACCACGTCGATGCCGGACCACTCCGCGATGATCAGGTCCTGCCAGTTGCCGAAAATGACCTTGTCTGAGGGAACCTGCTTGGTCGCCTCGGCACGGTAGCCGTTGACGCGGCCGCTGCCCGGCTGATCGCCGCCTTCCCAGAGGAAGAACGCCTGGTTGGTGACCTTGGGCGTGGTCTTGAAGGCGCCGCGCACGTTGGGGGTAGTGAGGTAGCCCATGGGCCCCACATCGGCGTTGGCGTTGGCGACCTGCGTCTCGAAGGAGACTACCTTCGGCCAGGTGGCGGTGGCGCCGAAAGTCACGGTACCGATGCCGGTGTTGTTCAGGATGCCCAGCGGTTCGCCGTTCGCTCCCAGGCCGTTGATGGCCGCACGGTCCTTTTCGATGGCCAGTACGGTCATCAGGTCCTCACGGACGAACGCCTCGACGTCCAGCGAGCTCTGGATCAGCAGCTCCTTGGAATAGGCGGTATCGCCTACCAGGCGGTGCGGGGTAAGGCCCAACTGTCCGAAGGCCTGATCGGAGGGCGTGACGCCGCCGGTCTCGGGCAGCCAGTAGGCGGTGGCGCCGCCGGTGATGCGCGGGATGGCGATGTTGCCCACCAGGCCGGTGATGGTCTTGCAACCCATGCGGGCCACCAGCGGCTTGTTGCGCAGGAGCTCGATCATGTCGGAGACCAGAATCTGGGAGTTGACGGTGTAGCCGCCGCCGGTCGCGGAACCCGCGCTGAGGGTTCTCATCATCTCCATGTTGCGCGCGAACGGAGCGGACATGATGTCCTGGGGGATGAAGAAGCCCTTCGCCTCGCGCTTGGTGAGCTTGGCAACCGCTTCGGACGCCTCGCGCTCCAGGCCGTCCAGGGGAGTCATGTTCCCGAGCATGGCGATGGCCCGGGTGATGCTGTACTGCCGTTTCTCCTTGTCGGAAAGCCCGATCTCGGGGGTGGTGGAGATCGGGGTCACGTTGGCGATGCGCTCCAGGGCGACGGTGCGGAATTCGTCGAGGGGTTTATCGCTGTTGATGAATTCGCGGGCAGTCTCGGCAAGCGCCGGGTGCTTTTCCGCGATGGCCATGATCTCCCGGACCCGGTGCTGCTCTTCGGTCCTGGCCTGCTTGCGTGCCTCATCGGCCGCTGCTTTTACTTCGACGCTCATTGTCCTGCCCTCCGTGTCTGAGTTGTTTGGGTCTGTTGCTGAGCAACTGCAAGGGTCGGTGCCGCAGTCTGCGCAGCAGGACCCGGTTTCGGTTTCATTGGTTTCCTGAGTCACTTCTGAATTCTTGATGGTTATGACGATCTCGGTGTCCTTCCAGGTGGTCTCGCTCCTCCCGATCCCGGCGTTGATCACATCGGCGGCCACGGACACGGTGCTTATTTCGTAAGGCTCCCAGTCGGTAATCCGGTAGGTGCTGAGACCTTCCACCTCGCTCTCCAGGACCATGGCGTGGATGATGTACCCGACCGATACCTGCGTCCTGATCCCGTCCAGCACATCCTGGTACTCCTGCTCAGCCCGGGGGTTCGCCTTGCTGAAACGGGCGGAGGCCCGGCCCTTGCGGTCGGCATCGATGGAGGGGTTCTCCACCACGCCGACCTGCTCCCGCATGTTGTGATCGCAGAGCAGGGCCGCGCTGGACTGGAGCCGTCCCAGCCGGACGGAGCCGGGCGAGTGGTCCAGGATTTCCATGCCCCACCAGCGCTCCACCGGGACCTCGGAGCTGAAGCAAAGCGGGACGGTCCGCTTATCTTCCTGAACAGCGGAACGCTCGATAGCGAAGGTCCGGAACTGAGGTTCCAGCCTGGCGAGGTCGCGGATATCGCGCTTGCCGCAGCCACATACCCCCCTGATGATGTCTTTTCCGCACTTCTGGCACTTCATGCTTCCCCCTTATACTTCGACTTTAGCGGGCTCAGCTGTGAGCTTAGCCGTGGACCCTGCGGGCATCGGCTCGATGAGCTCGATACCGTACTTCTGCGCCAGCACCTTCTCTTGGGCCAGCTCCGAGAAGATCTCCTCCAGGTCCTCTCCCATCTCTGCGGCCATGCGGGTCCTGGTATTGATCCGGTTGGCGAGTCCCTTCTCATTGGCTAGCTGATCCTTAAGCGGGTCCGGCCAGTCCCAGCCGCGCGGACGGTGGTCGGCTGCATTGAACTGGTCATATTTGGCGTAGGGAAGGCTCGCGCCGTTGGCGGTAAGGAGCGTTTTACCAACCATGAGTTGCACATCCAGCCAGCAAGCGAAGATGTCATCGTTGAGCGTCTCTACAGTCCAATCCTGGATAGTGCGCCAGGTATCGCGGTCATCGAGTTCGCCGGCTCGTGCGGAGGCATAGTTGACCCCCTCCAGGTCGCTGCCAATCTTGTGGTAGGAGACATCCAGACCGGAAGCGATCCCCTTCAGGGTCCTCTTCATGAACGGGTCATAGTCTCCGCCTGGTTCGCTGGGGTCGAACTTGCTGAAGGTGTACCCCGGCGGCAGCAGTTCGATGGCGCCGGGATCGACTTCACTGATCAGATCGCCGGACTCGGTCGTGTCATCACCCTCATAGTTGCCTTCAGCATCTACCGGAGGGGAGAGGAAACCCATCTTGGAGGCGGAGGTGCGCTTGGAAATGATCGCCGCCTCTTCGTAACCGCCCAGATTATTGAGACGCGTCATCGCGGTATGCCCCCAGGGGACTCCACGCGACTGGCGTGGCCGCTCAGCCATGAAGGCATGGATCATTTCCGAGGCAGGTACCACCTCATAGCGGTTCCCTGCGCGCTGGTAGGTGTAGTCTCCGGGATGCTTGACCAGGATGTGGTAGGCAACGGGGCGGTCCCAGACGTCGAACTCGACGCCCATACGGATCTCGTGGCCGTTCTCCAGCACCGAGTTGTAGTTTTCATCCAGGTGGTCCGCCTCGATGAACTGAATTGCGAACCGGAACTTGTTATTGAAACCGCGAATCTTCCTGACCAATACTTCACCGTCGGTTGCCACGGTCTGGATGAAGAGGCGCTGGCAATCCTTCCAGCTCATCTTGCCGGTAACGTCACAGATGCCCCGTTTGCCCCAGGCGAGAAACCCATCCTTGATAATCTTATTGGCCTGGCTGTCTAAGGTCCCGTCCGAGTTCTTCGCCTTGATCTGAAGGGTGATCCCCTTTGGTCCGATGATATTCTTGACTACGATCTTGATGAACTTCTTGAAATAATCGTTGTTCTGGTACAGATCGCGGGAGCGCGCACGCATGACCCGCAGGGTGTAGCGGGTTTCGGCGTCCATGCTGCGCGAAAAGGTGCCGATTCCGGAGCCCCAGCCGTTGGTTAGACGGTTAACGACGCCTGCGGAATAGGTACGCTCGAAGCTCTTATGTGGGACGGGGGAAAAACCCATTATTTAGCCTCTTTTACCAGCGGATACTCAATCTTGGGCATGGCGTCCAAATCCTTGAGGAGGTCCTCATCGACCCTGATTTGGGCGATAAAGAAGGCTTTCCCTGTGCAAAAAGTCAGGGCTAGCTCTTTACTCGCGAAGATTCCAACCATGTCCCAGGCCACGTAGGGAGGTTTCCCGGACTTATACTGACCAACCAGCCAGTAGGAAGGCGGAATGGAGAGCAGTTTTTCCAAGGACTGGATCTTTTCCGAGTCCGCGTCGACCTGGTCCCAGGCGGCGGCTTCGCTTTTCCGGAGATCCCGGTGAAGTTCGACCTGGTAGGCGACTCCGATCAGGGCCAACAGAGCGACAAGGGTGACAAGCACCAGGGCGGTCATCATGGGTTGAACCTCACCAGTACCCTGCGACCGCTTCTCTTGCCGTTTTTCACATTTTCCCGGCGGAGTTCGGATTGGTACTCATTGCGATAGTAGGAGCGTAGGCCGCGCAGCTGCTCGGCGGTC